GCTAACGTTCTGTTACCATAACGCTCTACCTCTGCTTCATATATTTCTGGTAGATATTGTTGTGCGAAATCATTCGCGTTAGCACCACCACTATTAAAATTTAAGTAATTGCTTACTAAAGTTTGAGTAGTTGATGATGGTACTAGTGATCCAAATTGAGGACTTAATACACCCATTGTTTTTTTGTTTTTTTAATTGTTAAATTTACTTTTTTTAATTCTTAACTTTGAACTATCGACGCCGTCTATAGCACGAACTTTTAAACCTCCAATATAAATATCACCTTGTGTTTGGCGCACAGCAGAATCAGGATTTTTTGATCCTTCAACTACATTCTTTATACCATCTGATTTACCTTGTTCGTAAAAATGATTTACTATTTTATCTATATTTTGAGCAGCGTACATAGCTTTGTGATAACCTTTCGTATCTTTAACATTACCTTCTGTGTCTAGGAACTTCCCGACAAAGTTATTTAAATTTGATTGATTTTCTGCAACTGCAACTGGGTCTTTGATACCATACTTAAACCTTTTTTCACCAACTTCGAAATCAAAACCTTTGAATTCATCAGTAAAAAGTTGTTTAGTGTTATCAATAAACTTTTCGTGCTTTTGCGAAGCTACTTGTTGTTCGTCATTATAGCGATTGAAAAAATCTACTGCTTTTTGTTGTTCTTGATTTACGCCCGGTCTTAACTTAATCTCGTCGTAATATTTACCTTTCAAGTCTTCCAAATAGTCTTTAGCTTTTGCAACCTCTTCTTTTTTAGCGAGTTTTTTTCTTCTGATGTCACGCTCTTCATCAATTTCGTCATCAAATGAGAAGTTTTCTTCCATTACAAATGTAAGATCTTCTGAACTCAAATGAGGTTTAGTATTTTTATAATATTCTTGTAATAATGTATCTTCATCAACTGATGAATAATCAGCATTTAATCTTACGTAATCTTGTAAGTTACCACCTGTTTCATGCATAAACTCTACTAGTTTTTCTACATTGTCTGGCAGCATAACTTGCTCTTGTTGTTCAACTACTGGTTGTTGTACCGATTCTTTTTCCACCTCGGTAACTTCTTTAAGAGGCGAGCTGGACTCTTCAACGGCTGCTGTTCCTCCAGTGTCCACGACTTGGCCATCTCCGGCTTGTTCGCCCACATCCACCGTCTTTGTTTCTCCGATTTGAATGGCATCTGTTTCTTTTTTTTCTGTTAAGTTTACTTTAATAGGTGCTTCAATTTTAGTGTTAGCTTCTAATGAAGTGTCTACTTTTGAAAGATCAACCTTGATTGGTTCTTCTTTTTTGTTAAACTTTTTTGGTGATTTAGGTTTAGATTTCATTTTCATATCTCCACCTTCTGAAGCAACTGATGTAGTCACCTCAGTGTTAATTTTTGTTTCTTCTGACATAATATAATATAATTAAATAATTAATAATAATCTATGATTGTTGCATAGACTGTTGCTCAAAGTTTATAGGCATCAAATCATTATTTCTTTGATCAATCATTTGACTTTGTTGAGTGCCTTCAATTTTTGTTCTTGAATCTTTACGATCTTCTATTAAAGCTTCTTTTTCTCTCATAGCATCTACTTCTAATGTTTTAAGCTCCATGTCATACTGATGTCTAATCTGCATTTCTTGTTGCTTAATTTGAAAAGCTGTTTGCAATCTTTGGATTTCCATTTGATTTTTAGCTTGTTCAATTTGAATATCTGTTTGAGCTAAAGCTTGAGCTTTTTGCATTTCAGCAGCCGCTGCTCTTTCTGAAGCTTCTGCATTAGCGTTAGCTTGAGCTTTAATATTAGCTTGTTGATTAGCTTGTTCGTCTTTTTGTTTCTTTTTACGTTTTTGTTTTAAAACATCATTAGCAAGTTTAAGATTTTTTATTCTTCTAATGTCAATAGCATCTTCTAAATCAATACCTCCTTTTTGTAAAGCTACTTGAATGTTTTGCTCTAATTGTGCTTTTTCTTCTTCTTCAGGTTCTAAATCTAAATAAATACCAAAGTCGTGTAAACTTAAATTTTGTATTTCTGATAAAGTACCTACGTTGTAAGTAGATATAGAATTTTTTAAAGAGTTTAAGGTTAATGGATATTTTAAAGAATCAGCAATTTTTAAAGAAATATTCTCACATGTTCTAACTGTTAACCACAAACTTGCTTGCATCACATGTCTTGTAGCTGTGTTAGAAGCATTAACTGCCATTTTTTGTAATCCAACTAATGTATCTTTTTCTGGAGCACTACCATCTCTTGCTTCGTTAAGTCCTGTTACGTCACGTATCATTTGTAAATAATACTGATAAGTAGCTATTAAGCTTTGTATCTTACCTTGACCGCTAGAAGAAGCTAGTTCTTGAATAGGTACTTTACCTGCGTTCATTTCTCCTTCTTGCGTTAACGATCTACCAACTATCGAACCAGTTTGGAAATACATATTTAAAGCCTCGGCAGCATTATAATTTGTACCATTACCTAAATCAACCTCTGCTAAACCATCCATATCTAAGAATACACCATCTGGTACTATTCTAGACATAACTTGTTGTAGTTTTAAATGTGTTAATTGAATCATATCAGCAAAACCTGTTATCTTGCTTACAATAGAATCAATTTTACCTTGATACATTCTTGGTGCACATATAGTATAACTCATTTCTACTTTTGTAGTATCAGCAAAAGGTCTAGTCATGTTTTCAGATAACTTCCATTCTATAAGTTCATTGTTACCTAGTATTTTAACACCTTTGTATAACACTTCGATCTTTCTTGAAACTCTTTTAAAACCATCATTTGGTGGAGGATTAAAAGTATCAGTTTTTTCTAATGCTTTTTCTAATCCTTGGTCAGTTTCTTTTATTTTAAATACTTGTTCGTTGTAAGTTTTATATTCAAAAAACATTACTTGTATAGTATTTTCATCATAAGTTTGCCATCCAAACATATTCTGTCTTGAATAACTTCTTGTTTGTTGAATTTTAGTTAATTGCTCTTCGTTTAAATCTGGAAATAATTTAGCAATTTCAGGCATCGTTAAACCTTTAACTTCTCCTACATAATATATGTCTTCAAAATGTGGATCATCTGTATAAGAATAAATTAAATTAGCAGGATCTACATAATCTAAAGTAACCCCATTAGCTTTATTCCAATGTGTTTTACAAGCACCAATACCTAAAGTAACAAGATCGTAATTAAATCTTTTCTTTATATTGTCAAACCTATTTCTTTTTAATGTGTCTTGAATTACTTCTTCTTCTGCTATTTCTATAGATTCTTTATAGCTAAGTTGCATATGTAAATCTAATTCTTCTTCGCTTTCTGGTAATTTTTCGCGATCTGTCTGAAATTCGTTAACTCCTAGCGTACCTTTTAACTCATCAAGATAAGGTTTAGCTGCCATATCTTGTAATATAGCCGTAGCATAATCAGTTCTTTTTTTTAATGATACTGGATCTTGAGCAAACGCTTTGATCTCGTAGTTCTTATTATTCATACCATTAGAAACAATATCTACAAACTTAGAAATAACTGGAACAGGTTTCCAGTCTAAATTTAAATAAGACATGTCACCATTGATGGCAAGTTCGTCTTTGTATTTTTGCACAGGTTGTTCTCCACGAGCGTATAACCTTAACGTATGAAATCTATTAAATGAACTAGCAAACCTAGTGCCGTTACCACCTTGTCTCCACCACTCGCCTTCTATAGCTTGAGCTACTCTTCTTCCATAATCTTCGGAAGCTTTTTCAGCATCTGGAACCGTTTGGCTTGGAAATGCGCTATTTGGATTTGCGTATGTATTCATTTATTTAATTATTTTTGAAAGTAGTCCTTTGTTATCATAGGTCTTGATACCAAGATCCATTTTTGTTCTCTTTGTTCTATTTACTGGAGCATATCTATTTTTGTTGCACGCCATTAAAGCAAGGCCTGAACTAATAGAAGCATCATGCGTCGTTCTGTTATTGATATTAAAAGCAGCCCAGTCTTCTAATGTTTTTTGAAAATACATATCACCATACGAGTCACCATTAAATCCAATTGTGTTTTCAACATATGATTCGATTGCTGCCGCGTGTGCTTGTATTATATCTTGACTAGAGTTAGGTATTCCACCGATCTCTCTTTCTGTTACAGATAGTTTACTGTATTTTTTATCAGGTCTATTCATTGAAAAACCTCTGTATCCTCTACGTTTAAAATGATAAAGTAATCTTGGTTTATTGTTTTCACATAATATTGGCATGCCATAAAAAATACAAGCCATAAGAACATCTTCAAAAAATATCTCTGCAGTTTGAGGTCTTGCTATGTATTCTAAAAAGAAATGATCAGCAGGAGCATTTTCCATACTAAACTTAGTTAAACCATGTAAAGCTCCATTAGAACCTCTCTTATCAACAGTTCCTGATATATCATAACTATCACAACCAAAAGCACCTATGTGCTCGTTACCTGGATATTTAATTCCATTTTTTTGAATCCATCTATTTTGAAGGTTTAATTCTGGAACCCAACTTATTAAAAACCTACCGTTAGTATTAGGTGAAAATATAACTCTTGTATCTGTTATACCTTTTTCCCACATAAAATTACCTTTAGTTAATAAGTTTTTATGACGAAGGTCTTCGTTGTAATCTATTTGTTGATAAATTTTAGTTAGATTAAATAAAGACATTTTAGATTCATCTCTGAATGCGTGTTTTGTAGTACGTGGAAATTGTCTATAAAACTCATTTAATCCATCTTGATCTTCTTTAAGACCTTCTACCTCGTTTTCCCAATATTCAATAACCCCAATTTTGATTGGTGTTCCATGAGGTCCATGCACCTTAGCTGATGGGGTTTCGAAGACAGGATAGCCATAAGAATCAATGTATCCCTCGTAATTCCATTCCATAGGTATGAACAAAGAATAGAGTCCTGAACG